ACCACCAGGCTGATCTTGCTGTTGAGGATAGTCACCTCATGGCTGAGATTTGACAGGGCGCTCATCAGATAGACAACGCAACTGAACAGCAGCGGCAGTATCGCAAACGTAGCCTTCTCAATCAGTGCGCCCTTGTCGTCCATTATTTCTTCTTAGCTGGCGGTGTATGTGTCAGAGGCTTGCTGGCAGGCGTGTGCTTTGCACCTGTCATCAGGACAGTGCCAGCCTTGTGCGTGTCACCCTTGTACAGCTTGCCATCTGGCAAGTAGTGTGGTTTTGTCTTGCTCATGGCTTTTTCTTTGCAGTCTTAGCGGCCTGCTTAAAGTCCTTGGCGCTTGGCGCTGCCTTGCTGCCGACCTTGTTCATCTTCTCGCCAGAGCCAGCGGCGATACGTTTTTGTTTGGCGTTGATGTTTGCGTAAAGTCCAGGTTTCATATCGTCCTCACTTCTTTGAAAGTAAATCAGTCTTGGCCTGGCTCCCGGCGCTGGAGCCGAAATAATAGGCGATTATCCCGGTCCAGGCTGTGCCGAGTGACCCCAGCATCATCAGGATAGCGGGGTTAGCGCTGTCAATCTTGTTGAAGAACATCATTACCATAATGGAGAAGAATCCAATGGTCACAGCCCCAGCCAGCAATGGCGGCATCATTGACCTGGTGGCAGACTGCATATCCCTGGCGCTCTTGCGGTCCTCGACCTCCAGCTTCTCAAAGTTCAAGCCGAGTTCCTGCGCTTGCTTTTGCAGTTCAATCTCAGCCAGTTTGACCTGGGCAATCTGGTCGGCGGTGAGCTTGTTGTTGGCAATCAAGTCACCAACTTTTTCCTCATCCACGCCAATGGCCTTGGAGATAGCCGATACTGCCATGCCAGCCAATGGCCCACCAAGCGCGGTGGCAATCGTTGGTGCAATCTGTTTAAGCCAATCCATAGTGAGACTCCTAAGAGGTAAAAATGACTCGCCCATGCAAACTAGATACCCGTTGGTTCAAACGCGAACTCCAACCCGCACAACGCACCATTCTATTGGCCGCAGGCATGAACGACCTGACGCAAGGCTTTGAAGAACTCCTACTCATCTATCGCCACCTCTGGGCTAAAGGGTATCGGCCTGGTATGCCGTTGCAGGACATTAGGGTAAACAAGAGCCGCTAAGAAGGTTATTGCTGTGCTTCTTGGACGGCGCCACGGGCAGCGCCTGAAGTAATGTCATTGGCAGCATCTGCCACCCATTGGATACCGTACTTTTTCCCAATTTCTATGGCGTCTTGAATTTTCTTTTGGTCAAATCCTGAAACACGAGGCTGTACGGCTTGAAAAACCTTGACGGCATCACTTGGATTTAGTAGTAATTCTTTGAGTTTTACTTCCGTAGCCGCAGACGCTTTTTTAGCCCAAAACTTGCTAAATGTAGATGTTACAGCATACGTCAATCCTGATACGGGGTTGAATATTCTCGAAAGTATTTGTTCTGGTGGAAGCCCGGTCACCATTTCAAAACCAGTTTTTGGTACTGTTTCACCTTTAAACGCTACGTTACTTAGGTCGCGTGTCATTCGGTCAGAAACTGTCACAAAGTCTTGCACTTTCTGGGCGTAAGTTGGCCCAAATACACGATTAAACACAGCCGCCTTATTACGGTCTGCCAACAGAGCAATTGGGTCTGCTGAGTTAACTAAATCATCCAACATAAACGATCTTGCCGCGTTAACCGAATCTTTGTTAGCGCCGTACTGCTGCATGAATTTGTTGGTGAAATTAACATCGCCGTACATCTTAGAAACTAACTCTTGAGGACTGTTAACCCCTTGGGCACTGATAATTTGTTCGCCAGCCACACGCTTAAAATCAGCGTTAAGACGAGTACGTTCAGCTAACAACTTCTGTACGTTAGTAGTTGCATCTTGCAACTCATCGCGTAAGCCGGGCACTAACGAAACGCCGCCGTCATTCTTTTTAAGCCATTTGGCAGCAGCTTTAGGGTCTAAAACATCACCTTTAAGTGCTGCGTTTGTAAAGCTATCTAAGAAAGCTGATCTTGCCAATTGCAAACCTTCTTGACCAGTAGCAGCAACAAACTCAGAAACATTAGATTTATTTCCAATGATTGCGGGGGCTATTTGTTCAACAAATTTCTTACGGTCAACTGCACGCAAAGTAGCCGCATCAAAAGGCAATCCAATTTTTTGAAGATATGCTTTGTCAGCGTTGCGATACGCGCTCACAAAATCAGGGTCAAGGCTGTCAATGTGACCGCCAACACGCTGCTTCAACTCACTTAACAACCGAATTTCAGTCGGCACATCTGTCTTGCTCAATTGACGATTAATTTCGCGCTTGAGCGAATCCAAGTCTTGAATAGTGGCTTCTTTAAATTGAACACCTCCAGGCGTCATTGGCTTGCCTTCTGCCGTCAGAATGGCGCTTGGCTCAACGGTTGTAGGCCGAAAATTTGCACGGACTCGGTTGTAAATTGATGGGAACGTCTTAAAAATGTCTGATGCTTGCTCACTCGCTACAAATTTGTAAATATCATCTACAGATGAAGATGGCAGCGTTACATTTTTAGATTGAGCAATGTCAAAAGCCTCTGTGTACAGCGGTTTGACTTCAGCATAGGCTGCTTTTTCTTTTTTCTCTACTAAATTAGCTACACGTTGACCAAATACATTTGGGTCAATTGATTGGTCTTTGTAAACATCGGCAATCTGTTCATCTATTGACTTGACCCGGCGAACTTGCGCCTTAGCCAAATCTGTTCCGACAGCGGTAACGGCTACTTTTGTGGGGTCGCCAAACAAGCGAATTTGATTAGCCGTTAACGCTTGCTTGGCTGCTTCGTATTGAGCGCCGTATTGAGCGCGAAATACAGGGTCACGCGCCGACAAGTTTTGAATGAAATTGTTGATGACAGGGTTATCAGCAAGCATGGCCGATATTGGCATTTTAATTTCAACCCCACCCGGCGCTTTAAGGAAAGCACTTTCTTGCGCTTTAGCAGCGTCGGTTAGTGTTTTCATAAAGTTAGGGTCAGCAGCACCAGCAGCAACAAAAATGTTGCTGATGCGGTTGTCTACATCTCTAAGTAGCGTGTCTTCAGGGTCTGTTCCTCTTACTTTATCCCATTGACCTTTAGCTAAATCATAGGCTTTGCTTCCTAACGGCGCAGCTTTAAGCGCAGTTCCCGCGCCGTAGGCTGCGCCGCCGCCACCAAACAAACTACCAAAAAAGCGGCCTGTACCCGGCATATCAACTTTGCCGCCAGCATATTCACCACCCATGCCACCAGCTTCTGCGCCGCTACCAACAATTGTTTGCTCTGCAGGACGCATAACGGCTTGTCCAAACATCCCCATGCGCTTAACTGCCGCTAGTGGTGGAAACACATATGAAAGTGGGTCTGTTGTAGCCTGTAAACCGCCAGCTAGAATCTTCTCTTCGCCGGTCTGCGGCTCGGCGCCAGTGGTGCCAAGCGCACCCATAATGCTTTTATAGACCGGCTGTTGCGCTGAAGAATATACTTCTCCAGGCGAACGCATAGGTTCTGGTGGGCTTGGATTACGCAATGCTTTGATTAGTTGTGGTATGCCAGAACCTTGACCAGCAGAACTTTCACCATAAAGAGCGCTCAACCCAGCAATTATTCCTGGGGTTGACGCCAAGCCTTTTCGTAACGCTTCTGCGCGGTAATCGCCTGCAGGCGGCGGCGCATTTTCCTCAAGAGAAAATCCTGGAGGGAGCGTAGATGACTGCTCTAAAACAAATCCTGCTGGTAGTGCCATGCTGTTACCTCACTGGAGACCAAGTTGAGCCGCCATCTGTTGACATGATACGCGCTTTGGTATCTGGGTTTACAGCATAGATCGGTGCCCTAGCCGTTGCCTCGGCTTGCAATTGAGGGAACTTTAGAGCTTCATTAACTGCATCGGGGTTATAGCCTGGTGAGCGCAACGCCATAGCTTTCTGTTGGTTAACCTCTCCTTGCGCTTGCCTTCTTGCAACAGTTTGTATAGCTTGCAAAGTAGAGCGAATCTTCTTTTGCGTGTCGGCAGTCGGAGTACTAGAAAACACAGTAGACAAATAATCAGCCGTACCACCCAACAGAGATGGGTCCGCGCCTGCCGCCTTCAATTCTTTTTGGCTTAGATCGCCTGCACCAGAAATGGCCCTAGCAAACTGAACTTGGGCGGCACGATAGGCCGCAAAGTTTGAGGTTGCTAATGAATCGTCAATCGCCGTCAACGCCTGTTCAGTAGCGGTAATTGTTTTTAGCTGCGGTTCAATTGTGCGCTGCACAGAGGCTCTAAACGCTGGGATATCAGCCAAGTTTTTATCACCCGGCATGACGTTCTTAACTTCAATTTTTGGTGCTTTTTTGGCCTGTTCTTCCTCTACTCTCTTGTTAACGACTGCCCGTTGCGCCGGTGTTAATTTATCAAATGTTTTGTCGTATAACTCTTGGGCAATGGCAGTCCTATCTACACCCACTGCTGGCGGCGTAATCTCTTTATCAGCGTATTGAGATTCTTTTTTAATTGCGTTATCGTATATTGCAATGCGTGGATCGCCAGCAGGCAATTTATCTCGGTCTTTTATTAACTTTGCCAATGGAGAATTTAATTCAGTTAACCGTTTTATTTCCTCGTCAATGCCTTTTATTGTGTTGTTAACTCTGTTAACGTCACCTGGTTTGGTTGGGCGTTGACTTGCAAATATTCGTCTGTCATTTATTAGTTTTTCCACTTTGCCTTCTAACCCAATTGCAGGCGCAACTGAAAGTGGAACTTGCGGAGCCATTGCACTGGCTACAGGCGCTGGCGCTGCTGGTGTTGTCAAATCAGATAGCAGTTGAACTTGAGGACCAGTGTAGTTTTTTATTAAATCTAAATCTGCTTGAGTAACAAACTTCTGTTCCATTTGTCCAGCAGGTACTTGGTCTTCTCTACGCTCTGGATTCTGAATAATACTTCTGAGTAAATACGGGTCACCAATTTTAACTATTGGTTTAGCAGGCGCGGGAGCCATAGCCACAGGCGCAGGCGCAGGCGCAATGGAAGCAGGCGCAGCAGAACGCGCGGGAGCGCCCCCATAAACACGAAACGCCTCATCCATATTTTGACTTTCGCGCCGTTGAAACGCAGCGTCACTAGCCTGCAAAATCTTCATTGCCAACTCGGTGTGGCCCATCTGAGAGGCACGTTGAGCCGCTGGCCCATAAGTCTCTGGGTCATTGAGGTCAATGCTGCGAATGATCTGGTCTTGCTCGGTCACCCGGCGCATCCCTGGGTCTTCCCCGCCCAGCATCCTGCCAATGCCGCTGGCAAGTCCTCTGGCACCAGCGTAGATGCCAGCAGTGGCGCGTTCGTAAGGGTCTAGCTTTGCATAGGCCAATGCCTCTTGCTGCAAGGCAGCATCCTTCTGCTCCTGATAACGCTCAGGACTGACGCCAAACAGGGATTCAACGATTTGAGTCATATTGTGTCCTTGCTATACGTTTTGCTGTGAGCCTAGGAAAAAAGAGATATTGGGTCATTTCTCATAAGAAATTGGTTATATTGATTTTTCAACCCACTCGCAAATTCTGGGCTTTTCCCAAAAGCAGAAATTGCAGTACCAAACGGGCTAAACGCATCTGCTTTTTGCTGCGCGGTGCCAGCGGCTGTTGCGCCTTCCAAACCGTACTTGCCAGCATACGCGCCGCCTATCATAGCCCTGTTGCCTAGTTCTGCGCTCTTCAACGCTGGGTCCATGCCTTGCTCTTCCAGGCGGCGAACTAGGTCGGCATAGGCGCTGTACGGCTGCAATGCCCCTGTGACGTTTGCGTTGTACTGCCCAAACAAGCCGCTTCCAGCACCAAACAGCCCGGTCCCAAACTGCATCCGCTGCTGCTCCAACTGCTGCTGTCTTTGCAACAGATCAGCACCGAATCCTTGGCGCGTTATGTCGTATTGCTGACCTGCTTGCATGGCACCTAGCCCAAACTGCTGGCGCTGTTGGTTAAGACCTTGGCCTGCTTGGATAGCCCCCATGCCAAATCCTTGGCCTTCCATGCCCAATTTCAATCCTTGACCCAATAAGCCAGAGCCAAAGGCTACGCTTCGCTGTCCTTCCTGCTGCGCGTTTGCCGCCAAAACAGCATCCTGTTGCGCTCTAGCGTTTGCAAGGGCTTGCAGTTCTGGCGTTGTTGCGCCCATGCCAGTGCTGGTAGCACCAACACTCAAACCACCACGGCCTTGCTGAAACAATTGATTTTGCAGGTTTGCACTTTCCTGCTCACGCCCTGGAGCCAACAACGCCATCTGCCGCCTCATGTATTGCTGCTCAACGTCTTGCGGGTCTTGCCCGACGTATTTGAGGCCCAGACCTGTCAACGCTTGACTGCCCTGCGAGGGCTGCAAGTAACCTGCACCCAGTTCAGCAAATCGTTGGTCATCTGGCTGGTTGAAAGCCGCGCTGCCAACTCTGCCAATGTCTGCGCCATACTGTGACGGTCCAAGGTAACCGCTTGCTATGTTACCAATGCGCTG